TTTCCTGAAGGATCATTACAGGTAAATGATGTTTTAAGATTTACTGCAGTTAAAGAAGCTGTTGGTGGAGTAACAGTTGATGAATTTCAATTACAAACAACTTTAAACGGCGATATTACAGATAGTGCTACAACAATAACTTTAACTGATGGTTCTAATTTTCCAACATCTGGATTTATTATGATTAAAAAAATAAACAGTACTACAGGTTTATATGAAAATGAAGTTATTCAATATACGGGAAGATCATCTAATGATTTAACTGGATGTACTCGAGGAACGTCTTCTATTTATAGAGGATATACACCACCGTCTACAACTGCCGGTTCCCATGATTCCGGAGCCACGGTCTATGGATCATTTAAAGTTGCTTCTTTAGTTGGAACAAGTTATGTTAACGATGCTAACACAACGGTAACAGATTATAATAGCTTTACATTAACATTACCTAGTGCTGCAACAGGCACTGCAACAGGGGGAGGATTTAATTGTGTTATTAGTCCTCTTAACATAGAGAGTTTATAATGGCAGGATATACACTTTCAGCATTAGAAGCTGACATTAGAAGTTATACTGAAATAGACAGTACTGTTTTTAGTGGTGCTGTTCTAGGTAGATTTATAGAAAATGCAGAATTTAGAATTAATCAAGAACTACCTATGGATTCAGCTAGATATGTTTCAGAAGGAACCCTAGCTGCAAATGACAACACAATCAACAATCCAGGTAAAGGAAGTAAAGGCGACACGGGCACTTTGTTTATTAGAGGTGTTGAAATTTTTAATTCTACAGCAAATACTGAAGGGAACGGAACTTGGTTAGAGAAAAAAGATCAAACTTATCTTTCAGAATATGTAGATAGAAAATATGGTCCCTCTGGAACAACACAAGCTCCCACTGATACCACTAATTCAGTTACAGGATTTCCTAAATATTATGCTATGTTTGGCGGTGCTACCGGAGATTCCGACACTACATCAGGAGGAATGTATATTGCCCCCACTCCAGATGCTAATTATAGGTATCGGATATATTACAATATGATACCTGCAGGATTAGGGACGAAAACTTCTGGGACTTATTTAAGTAAGTATTTTCCACAAGGGCTCCTATATGCCTGTTTAGTGGAAGCTTATGGATTTTTAAAAGGTCCAATGGATATGTTGACATTGTACGAACAAAAGTATAAAAATGCTATACAACAGTTTGCAGGAATGCAACTGGGAAGACGAAGACGAGACGATTATACTGACGGAACAGTTAGAATAAAAGTTAACTCACCGTCTCCGTAAATGAGGAGAAAATTATTATGGCAATAACATCAGCAATTTGTAACAGCTTTAAAACTGAGATTCTAAAAGCAGTTCATAATTTTACAGCTACTACTGGAAATGATTTTAACATCGCATTATATACTAGCTCTGCAACTTTAAGTGCATCAACAACAGCTTACAGTACATCAAACGAAATAACTAATTCATCTGGTTCGGCTTATCAGCCAAAAGGAAAAGTATTAACAAGCGTTACACCTGCTTTAGATTCATCAACAGCAGTTTGTGATTTTGCAGATGTATCTTGGACGTCAGCTTCTTTTACAGCTAATGGTTGTTTAATTTTTAATGATACTGCAACAGGTGATCCTGCAGTTTGTGCAGTAGCTTTTGGAGGAGACAAAACAGTTTCTTCTGGAACTTTCACAATTCAATTTCCAGCAGCCGCAGCAACGACAGCTATAGTTCGAATAGCATAAGGAGTAAATCCTTATGTCGGTAACCCGAACATTCACAGTAACCGTAAGCAATCCTGGTTCCGGCAATAAATATTATATTGACGGTGTTCTAACACCTACATTAAATTTAGGTGAAACAGGTACTTATAAATTTGATCAAGCAGATTCATCTAACAGTTCACACCCATTAAGATTTGCAACTGCAGCAGATGCAGCAGGTGGAACAGAATACACAACTGGTGTAACATCTAGTGGAACACCTGGAAACGCTGGAGCATATACACAAATTGTTGTAGCAGCTAGCGCACCAACTCTTTACTATTATTGCACTAATCACTCAGGAATGGGTGGACAAGCAAATACTATTAGTGAAGATTCTTATGGTGCTTTAGGTTGGGGTTCAAATCTTTGGGGTGTTAAAGAAGCATTTACAAGTGGTTGGGGAGCTGAGACCTGGGGTACCGGTGGTTCATGGGGCCAAGCTACTGATGAAGTAGTTGCCTTAACAGGTTTATCATTAACATCATCTGTTGGAGAGCCGATAAGTGGTTCTGAACAAGGATGGGGAAGAGAGCTTTGGGGAAAAGAACCATGGGGAGACAGTTATAGTCCGGTTATTGCAGTAACAGGTTTTGGTTTAACATCTACTTTAGGTGATTTAGCATACGCAGCCTCTACTTCTGGTTGGGGTAGATTAGGTTGGGGTGAAAACGATTGGGATGGAGCAGGAATTACAGAAACATTAAGTGGTTTAGGAGCTACTTCAAGTATTGGAAGTGTAACAATTCAAGACGAAATAAATACAGGTTGGGGCCAAGACGGATGGGGTGTTGAAAACTGGGGACAATCAGGTCTTGCAATAGAATTAACTGCACCTAGCGAACTAACAACAAATTGTGGTGCTGGTGGTTGGGGTGAAGTTAGTTGGGGTAATAATAGTTGGGGTATGTTTACTCTCAACCCTGCCGACGTACAAGGATTATCTGGACAAGTTTCAACAGGTTCTGTTGGATCAATTTCTATCATAGTTGATTTTACTGGAACATTAACGGCACCTAGTGCTTTAACTTCTTCTATAGGTTCTTTAACTGTAAATGAAAATGCAGATATGCTTGTAGGATTAAGTGGACAAGTATTAACATCTTCTGTTGGAGCAATTACACCAGCAGATGTAATAGGAGTAACAGGTTTAGGTCTAACAACTGGCGTAGGTTCTATAACTATAGATGCAGTAGATTTAATAGATGTTACTGGTGTTGGAGCTACATCTAGTGTAGGATCAATTACTATTGGATTAGGCGTTCCTTTAACAGGTGTTTCTGCAACCGCTGCAGTAGGCTCAATAACACCTGCAGATGTGGTAGGATTAGAAGGTTTAGAACTTACTTCTTCAGTAGGAAATGTTTCACCATTAGGTTATTTTGATATTGATATTACTGGAAATACAAGTTATAATGATATTGACATAACAGGTAATACATCTTATACAGATGTGGCTTAAGTAAAAAAGCATAGGAGTATAAAATTATGGCATCAACTTATACGGTTCTCGGTGTAGAACTAATGGCAACTGGTGAAAACGCCGGTACATGGGGAACAAAAACTAATACTAATTTAAACATCATCGAACAAATTTCAGGTGGTTTTACACAACAAGCTGTAACTGATGGCGCAGATACAGATTTATCTGTAACAGATGGTGGAACAGGTGCAACTCTTGCACATAGAATGATTGAATTTACAGGATCATTAAGTGCTGGAAGAAATGTAACTATACCTATTGATGTTCAAACATTTTATTTTTTAAAAAATTCAACAAGTGGTTCTCAAGTTGTAACATTTAAATATGTTTCAGGATCAGGTGATACTGTAGCAGTAGCTAGTGGAGCGACTGTTATTGTATTTGCTTCTGCAAACGATGGTACAAACCCTGATATTATTGACATGGGTTTTGGTTCAGGTGATGTAACCCTTACAGGAACACAAACTTTAACAAACAAAACTTTAACTGCACCTAAAATTGGTACTTCTATTTTAGATACTAATGGAAATGAATTATTTTTATTAACTGCAACAGGATCAGCAGTTAACGAATTAACGTATGCTAACGCAGCAACTGGTAATGGTCCAACATTTACAGCTTCAGGTGAAACTAATGTTGATATAAATATTAACCCTAAAGGATCTGGTGTTCTTAAATCAGGAACTGCTGCAGTAAAAATTGCAGGAAAAGAAACTATATGGGTTCCAGCTGCAGCTATGTATGGACCAACAACTAACCCTGCAGATGGGGCTTTAGTTGAAACAACAGCTACAAGACCAGATTTAAAAGTATTTGACTTTGACGCAAGTACAAAACAATACACTCAGTTTACAATAGCAATGCCTAAATCATGGAATTTAGGAACTGTGACTTATCAAGTTTTTTGGTCTCCTAGTACAACTAATACAGGTAACTGTATATTTGGTTTACAAGGGGTGGCGTGTGGTGACAGTGATACTATTGACGTTGCTTATGGAACTGCAATAGAAGTTACAGATGCTGGAATTGGAACAGTAGAAGATCAACAAGTAACAGCTGAAAGTAGTGCAATGACAATTGCGGGCTCACCTGCAGATGATCAACAAACTTATTTACAATTATATAGAGATGCAGCCGACGGTAGTGATTCTTTTACTGGTGAAGCTAGAGTTTTAGGAGTAAAACTGTTTTATACTACTGATGCAGCTAACGACGCATAAGGAGAATAAAATATGGCAAACTTTGGTTATCAAGTTTTAGGATTTGGATCTAATGCAGTTTCAGGTCCTGCCTATGTTGAGGCAACAGGTGGTGATGCTACTATCACATCTGGAGATTATAAAATTCACGTTTTTACAGGAGATGGAAACCTTTGTGTAACTTCTAGCGGCGGAGGAGCAGGTTCAGAAACAGTTGACTACATGGTTGTAGCCGGCGGTGGCGGATCAGGGACTGGAACTGGAGGCGGCGGAGGAGCAGGCGGATTTAGACAATCTCCTGGAACAGCCTCTGGTTGTTATGCCGTTTCACCATTAGGAGCATCCCCTGCAGTTGCTATACCTGTATCTACAGGAGCTTTACCAATTACAGTTGGTGGTGGCGGAACTGCTGCACCATGTGGTCCAGGTACACCATACAGAAGTTCTCCTGGAGGAGATTCAGTTTTTCAAACAATAACATCTACCGGTGGCGGTGGTGGAAACTACGGCGACGGTAACGATCCTGTGGGTCCTGGTTCTAACGGAGGCCCTGGAGGGTCAGGCGGAGGAGCAGGAAGATTAAATAATAATGCTGGTTCGGGTAACACACCCCCAACAGATCCACCTCAAGGTAACAACGGAGGAACAGGACCTTTTAATACAGGTGCCGGTGGCGGAGGAGCATTAGCTGCAGCTAGTCCTGCCAAAACTGGAGGAGCAGGAGCAACTACTGCAATCGCACCAAGTACTTATGGTCAATGTTCATCTTGTTCATCATATTTTTCTGGTGGCGGTGGCGGTGGTTCTGACCAAACCGGAGATCCAGGAGGAAGTGGCGGTGTCGGCGGAGGAGGCCGAGGCGGAAATAGACAAAATTCACCTACAGCAGGTACAGCTGGAACTGCAAATACAGGCGGTGGCGGAGGAGCACGTGGTCTTCCTTCAGGCCCTGGAACAACGGGCGGTAGTGGTATCGTTGTAGTAAGGTATAAATTTCAAAATTAATTATGGCACACTTTGCAAAAATATCAGAAGAGAATATAGTTTTATCAGTCAGTGCAGTTAACGATAGTCACGTTGCTTCAGAAGCAAAAGGAGCAGCTTATTTAGAAAGAGTTCATGGTTGGCCAGAACATCTTTGGATTCAAACTTCATACAACACACGAAAT